AACACCACTAATATCATTACCCGACGCATCAATTGATTGAACGGCTGGAAAAGTCGCCCACAATGACGCATCGGCTGGATCACCTTGAGGACCAGTAGCACCAGTAGCTCCAGTAGCACCAGTAGCACCAGTAGCACCAGTAGCACCAGTAGCTCCAGTATCACCTTGAGGACCAGTAGCACCAGTATCACCTTGTGGTCCAGTAGGTCCTACATCACCTTGTGGTCCAGTAGCTCCAGTATCACCTTGAGGACCAGTAGCACCAGTGTCGCCTTGCGGTCCAGTTGGACCAACATCACCTTGAGGACCAGTAGCACCAGTGTCGCCTTGCGGTCCAGTTGGACCAACATCACCTTGCGGTCCAGTCGGTCCAACATCCCCTTGAGGACCAGTTGGACCGATGTCGCCTTGAGGACCAGTAGGACCAACATCACCTTGAGGACCAGTAGCTCCAGTATCACCTTGAGGACCAGTCGCACCAGTATCGCCTTGTGGTCCAGTCGGTCCTTGTGGTCCAGTTGGTCCAACTGTTCCCGACGCATCAACCCATTCGAACCCTAAAGGACCATTTGAACCCACCACTTGCCCCGCAGATCCCTCACGTGAAAATAGATACAAGTTTTCCAATCTACCATTCACAATATTTGAATATGCTGTTTGTTGCGTAGTTCCGTCCGCAAACCCTAATTCTTCGAGACTTTGAAAATTTACCGCAGAGTTGATTGCTACAGTCGGATTACCCTCATCATTAAGAAACTTTACGTTGCCAAGTCGGAAACCAGTACTATCGTACAAATTTCTAGACATTATGATATATAAATAGATAATTTTCAAATTATTTTGCTAAATATGCTTGATGTTTTTTAGATTTTAGATGTCTTGCTTTATCATTAATGCTACAAACTGACCCACATTCACATTCAAACTTTTGTGCTTTTTTGATTTTAATCTCGTCAGCATGTTTTTGACGATATTGTGTTTGATATGTTTTTGCTTCTTCTTTATGTTTTTGACGATATTGAGCGTCATCTTGTTTTTTAATTTGTTTTCTAATTTCATCACTACAATATGCTCGTATCGTATTCAAATTTGTTTGTAATTTATCAATCCATTCCTCCTCTCGTATTCTTGCTTGTATTTTATTTTGACATTCAACATATTCTTCCAATGGTGTCATTTGCCATTCATTCCAACCGCCTTTTTCACGAATGGTTTGATAAACTTTTAAATTATAATCTTTACTTTTTTCAGTATTACAAGTATGTTTATGATGACTTTTTCTACTCGCAAAATCTGTCGTTGAACCCACATAAAAATCATCATCTTTTGAAATTTTGTAAATGATGGTTTTTGAAAAGTCTATAGGAGTTTTAGGCATATCTTGGTATAATATGGTATAATGTCTTTAAATTATAATATCTTATCAAAACCATTCGCCTTTTGCTGGTTGCCAAAGGTTGTGTTCTTTGACGTATTTAGATGCTGGACCAAGTTTCAAACCTTTTTCTTTCATAATTTGTTTCACAATATCTGCCCTTTCCTTTGCTTTGTCGGTCATTCCACGCTTTGCTTTTGTTTTAGGAGGAGCAGATTCAACAAGCTTTGCGACTGCCTCCATTGCTCGTTCCTTTTTACTTTCCATTACCTTTTCACCCTCAACTCTCTTTAATTCGTCTTCAATATTTTTCAATACCTTTTTTCTTGGTTTTCTTGCCTTTTTAGGGGCTTCCTTAATCATACCTTCCTCAAACTCTTTTTCCTTTTCAACTCTCTTTAGTTCATCTTCAACATTTTTCAAAACTTTCTTACTACGCTTAACTTTAGGAGCAAGTAAATGTTCTACATGAACTGCCTCAACAACTGGTGGGTCTGCCATCTTTGGCTTGTTTTTACTGCCTTTAGGTCTGCCTTTTTTTCCAGCACCAACAACAGCACCCGTTACAGCTCCTCTGACGGCATCTTTTACCAACTCTTTGCCTACTGGGACGATCACATCATTGACAATCTCTTTGCCTATATGACCTAAAAATTTACCAGCGGGTTTGATGTAATCGTCATAAACACCACCACCTTGTATCATCTCCATCAACTCCTCTTTCGTCAATTGGCTTAAATCTCCCCCAGTATATTGTTTTTCATGTTGATCTGCCTTTGGTTGCTGATACATCAATGCCCCTCCTTCTTCTTCATCACTCGAAGAACTATAGTCACTATCACTATCTTGATACATCATTCCCCCTTTATTCAAATGTTTCGTGCCACTTTCAATAGCTCTGTTGTTATATTGTAAAAAAGTACCTTTGTGATGTTCCTTTGATCCCACAATCAATGGATCTTCGTAATAGGTTTGTGATGGTTGTTGTGAAAAAGGATGTCCCCCATCACTTTTGCGATTCATAAATCGTTTGTCTTGTTGTCCTAAAAATCCCCATTGAACGTACTGCGGTGTTTCGTGAATGTAGGATTTTTTAGAGGCATTAACTTCGTCAATCATGTGAGGCGACATATAGGAAGTCATTATAATTAATAAAATGAAATTAATTTAATTATTTTATTATTTCATACTATAATGGACGAACCCGATGTAATCTACTTTGACACGATTTCATGTAATCTTGCTTCAACCAGTGGTATTCCTCCCCCAGCAACGTACAATCAAGCAAGAACTATTCCTTATCTTAAGAATCCCGAAGAATATTATGGGGCAATCCTTTCCTTCTATGTCAATGACACATCAATACCAGTCATAAGTCCCGATATTGTTCCATATCAACCCGACCCCGATTTAACTGTCTATAATGTTGTTTTACAACTTGGGGCAAATGTAGTAACCCAGCCAGTCATTTTTCAACCTCAAAATCTTGTTGCCGAAGTTCCTTTAGGACCAAGTTTGTATCCCGATGGACTCCCAAACTTTAGGACTGGATACTATAACATCCAATCTTATGCCTTTTTCATGGGTTTAGTCAATGACGCTTTTGTTACTGCTTACAATTCCCTTCGAGTATTAGTTCCAACATTACCAGCAAATTCACCACCCATTTTAAATTTTGATGCTACAAACAGACTATTCTCATTAGTTTGTACTGATAGTCTTTACAACGATGATACAGCAGTAAATCCAATAATCATTTACATGAATAGTCCGCTATACCATCTTTTTGAATTTGCCAACTATTTTACAATTGTAAATGGTATCGCATTGAACCAAATTATTATGAATAATGATACATGTATTGTAGATACAACAAACGATGTGATTACCAATATTCAAGAAGTATACTCAGTAGATCTATGGAATACAATTACAAATATAGTAATAACTACAACCAATATTCCAACCGTTCAAACAAATGTAGGCAATCCTCAAGTATGGTATAATGGTGATGTTTTGCCGATCTCAACCAATAACTCAAACACTCGACAAGTAATGTTGGATTTTCCCTATACTTTGAACTCTGTCAATCAACCCATTTCCTATGTACCAACCGCTCAATATCAACTTTTTGAGATGAATAGTTCAGAACCCCTATATACCATGGATTGGCAAATGTTTTATAGAGCAAGAACGGGATTGTTGTATCCAGTATTCTTAAACAGCGGAACAGTCGCATCTTTGAAACTTGGATTTTTCAAAAAGACGGCATTCAAACATTTAAAAGGCGTAAAATAAGATACAATAAAACGAAAAAAGTTAAAAAACTTTCTAATTTAAAACTATATGTCAGACATTAAAACGGTTACGGTGACTGACTCAAGAATAGCGGATTTAACTCCCGATTTGGTTTATTCTGTGTTTAACGGAGCACAGCAAAACACGTACCAAGGCTTTCCATTCAACTCTGCCTCTAACTCCTCTCTTACGGCAAATATCCAAATTCCCAGTGAATCCATCGCCTCTGACGCAAGAGTGCTTTTACAGAGTGATCTCAATCTAACAATAAATTGTGCGAATGTTCCAATCGGTTCTTCGGCTTTTCAGTACGGATTAACCGACTCACTCAACTCATATCCTCTTCAGTCTCTTTTTACTACCGCATCTCTCACAATCAACAATGCTACCTCATCTACCAACTACAAGGACGTTATGCCCTTTATCAAATTGTTAGAGGATAAAGCGACACTCGATAAATCTAACTCTACATCTCCCGATTTCATCAACGAAACATGGGGCAACTATGCTGATGCCGTTTTATCCAACTCCAATCCTATGGGAAATCTTAACGACATGGCTTACGACAATGCTCGTATCCCTAACGGCTCTTACCCAGCCACCATCACAATCAACAGATTTGTCGCTGGAGTTTTTACTGACAACTCCCCCATTTCTACGGGTGCTAACAACACTTGGGTCATCTACCTAACCTTTAGGGGATTAACCGAGCCTTTCCTTTGTCTATCTCCATTCATCAACAACTCTTTTAACAGAGGTGCTTTGATCGGTCTTAACAACATCGCTATGACAATGAATGTGGATAGTAGTTGTGCGAAAGTATGGACTACTGGAAACTGCTCGGCTGGAGCACAAGGTTGGAATTCTTACATCACAAGCATTCAACTTGGAACTCCATCATCAAACTCTCTTGGTTTCACCAACTCAAGACTTTTATTCAACTTTTTGACTCTTACTGATTTACAATACTCTCAAATCTCCACCAAATCTGTTACCAACTACACATCATACGACAGATACATTTCTCCATCATCCAACTCTCCAGTCATGACTGCCAACACTGGCGGTTACAATGTGACATTTCAGAACATCCAATTGTCGCAAGTACCGTCGCTCATGGTGTTCGCCTTACGAGTCCCGATGAGTTCGCAGAATTGGTGCTACACTGATGGATTCTTATCAGTCAGTCAAGTAAGCATCACATTTAACAACCAGTCGGGTCTTATCGCATCAGCCAGTCAAGCCAACATCTACAACATGTCAAGGGCAAATGGTAGTCAGCAATCATACAACTCTTTCAGAGGACAAGCCAACGCCATCCAAGCGGGTAATGCGGTCACTGTTCCAACTTTGGGTTCAATGATTATAGTTGATTGTGCGAAAGATCTTTCACTAAATGGTCTGCTATCCAACGGCAGTATCGGTCAGTTCAACGTACAAATTCAACTACAAGGTGTATTGAACCAAAATCCTTTCCAAGTCCAACCCGAAGGCATCCTAATGTGTGTCAATGAAGGTTTCGCTGTGACCCAGTTAGGTAACACTCAGTTCTTCACCGCAGTCTTGTCACGTGAGAGTGTCCTTGACGCTAAATCCGAACACCCAGTCAATGTTGTTGATGAAACCCTTTACAAGAGGACTGTTGGTGGTGCGATGAAACCATCTCAAATTGGAAAATATGTTAGAGGTTTGATGTCGGGTGGCAGAAAACACAAAGATAAATGCGAGGAGGGAGGCAAACAATCATCAAAATCCAAACTCAAACACTTGTTGAAATAAAAAAAGTTTCTTAAACAAAATCCAAGAAACTTTTACAAATCTTCTTCGCTTATTACAATTACATTTTCATTTTCATATTTCAAAATAGTTGGAATGGTTTTTACACCATGTTTCAATCTCAATTGACAAAACAGATTAAAAGCATTTGGTTCATCAATGTCTAAATATTTAATGTCATTACGATTACTTAAACGCTCTTTTAATTTTACACAAGCATCACACCATTTAGCAGTCAATACAGAATACATATACTACAACAACAAAACATTTTGAATCTTTTTACAAATTTACAAGATCGAATGTAGATGCCTCGGCTTGGACTAATCCCTCACAATCATCATTATACACGGCAAAGCCTTCAGCGATTGGTATTCTATCACAAACGATTACATCAATTCCTTTTTTGATGTCATCGATATATTTGTTGGCTTGTTTCTTGTTCCACAAAACGCCATCCCAATTAGGAACATGCTTTTTCATCCAATCCAATTGTGCTTTCTTGTTACAAACCATCGTACTATCTTGTTTGCCCCTTTCTTTCATATTTGGTGGAAATGGTGGAATATTCCTCTTTGATGCCTCTTTTGCCTTTGCCTTTGCCTTTGCCTTGATCTCCTCTGCTTTGCGTTTTTCCTCTGCTTTGGCGAGTTCAATTTTGCGTTGTCGTTTCTCCTCCTC